GACTGAAGAAGAACTCCGAAAATTAGTACAGGAAGAAATTGATAGTCTTTCTGAAGAAGAGCTAAATGAATTTTTACCAGCATTCACAGGTCTTGGTAAGGGAATTAAAAAAGCAGCAAAGGGAGCCTTGAAGGGATACCGAGAAGGTCGCGCAGAAGTAGTTAAAGCAAAACTTCAAAAAAAATATGGCGACAAAATAATCAAGATGAAAAATAATGCGGAAGATATTCTCAATGCTGCCAAAGCAGACATTGAGAGACAGAAAAAAATCTACAAAGACGAACTTGCAAAATCAACATCTTTAGATAAAATCATAGCTAATCTTGAAGAGGTCGTGACGGATTTAGGGACCGTTGAGAACGCATTTAGTGCAAGACAACAAGCAGTATCAGAAGACGATTCTCAAGGGAGTGAAGAGTAATGTCAGCTGAAGTATTGGAAATCGTTCGTGGTATTTCAACAGTATTAGCGAATACATATGATGGTGCATTAGACGAGAACGGAGAACCTATCAAAACTGGACTTCGTAGGGAAGAAGGTGATCCAATACTAGACAAAAGAATTATTGATGGGTTTAATGGAAGCATCCATGGCAATAGCCTAATCATTAAATATCATGGCGAAATTCACCTAAAAGAAGTTCATGGTGGAAAGTTTGAAGATGAGATTGCACAAAGAATGCAAGACATTGCAAACTATATTAAAAAAGAATATAAGAAGGTGACAGGCAACGCCCTTACTTTAACTAAAGAAGATAAAGAGCCAGACGTTCTTGTTCAGTCCATGTCAAGAATTCGCTCTTGGGTTCAAGCAAATCAAAAATTTAAGATTGGTGGCATTCCTGATCAGCCACAAATGGGCAAAACTGTTGATGAAAGACTAAATGACACATTTAAAAAATTTCTTGGTTTTGATGAGTCTGTTTTTCCTGGTGCTCAAAAGCCTAAAAATGTAAAAGGTAAAAGAGACGAGGAACCAAAAAAATGAAACTATCAGAAAAAGAAATAAGAGATATTATTCGTGAAGAATTAAAAAACTTATCAGAGCAGCAACCGGGTGGTGATGAAAAAATAACTGGTCCTGGTGCAATGCAGATTAAGAAAGCAGAAAAAGGTCTTAATCGTATTAAAAATGTAATGGCTCCAACTCTTAAAAGCTTGGAAAACCTTGGATTGCGGGCAAGAGTCAATTTTGCTCTGCATCTTTTAGAACCTTTAAATCTTCAACAAAGAGAAATCGTTGAACTAAAAAAACAGCTTGATAAGAAGGTAAAAAAATAGAAAATGAAGCTTACAAAAGAAAATCTTAAAAAAATAATCTTGGAAGAGATGGACAATATGCCCAAGAAAAGATCTCCACGCGAAATCATGAGAAGTATATCCAAGCTTGCAGACGAGGCTCAAATGAATAAGAGTTTCGGACTTCCCGAAGTCACAAAAGACTATCAACAAAAACTCGCTGCTTTGATTTCAGAATTAAGCGATGATGAAGTGAACGAGATTTTTGGTATTGGAAAAGACAGCGATTCGGACTTAAAAAAGCAAATTGCTCAACTTAAGAAAGATAAAGATGCAGCCTTAAAATTAGTTAAAAAAGTAAGAGATAGGTGTAAATAAGTGAAGCTGTCAAAAAAAATACTTCAGAAGATCATCAAAGAAGAGATTGATAATTTCTTATTAGAAGAAAAAAATGACAACGAAAAAATTGCCGCTATGGAAAAATTGATTGTCCTGGCGCAACGTCTTTATAATAATCTGGATGGTGGTGATGGAATTTTATCTCAATGGGGTGGCGGACAAGAAAAAGCCACTAACCTCGCTTGGACCAAAGATTTAGTTTTAATGCTAAACGCAAGATTGAACAGAATAAAGTCTGGTGAATACGGAGAACCACCTCCTGAACAAAAAATCGATCTCAAGAGGATGGTGAATAGGGTATTGAGAGGGATGAATAATTTTTTGTCAGCGATAAGCTTCATTGACAGTATTGTTGGAAAAAAAGAAAATCAAGGACTACAAGAAAAATCAGAACGCCATCTTCATAGAATATCAGAAGACAATAATGAAACAGACAGGACTTTCCAACGAGCAAAGAGTTCACTTGTACGCAGTTTTAAAAGAATAGTTAAAAAACTTACTTGGAGCGGTCCCGGTTCAGCCGGTTCGGGATACTTAACTCGCGATGGTCAAGAGGGAGTGTCCGAACTTATTTCGCTTATAGAAAACTCCGAAGATATAAAAGAGATCAACATTTACTTAAGAGAGTTGAAAGACGAAATTATGGATAGTTCAACTTCGAGAACGTGGATTCAGAGTGGACCGACCCGTGGTGGTATGGTAGATTCAGAACAATATAAGGCTTGGTTCAGATTTCAAGAGCAAATTCGTCAATTTGAAAATTTAGTATTAGATATTTCTGAAAATAGTTTAGAAGATACTTTAGGCTTGACTGAAAGAATGGTTGCGATTATAAGATCTCCTGAACTTGAAGGGGTCTGGCTTAAAGATATCGAAAAATTGCTTTTAGATGTTATCGCATCTATTTCTAACACCGAACGGCAAGTGGCAGGATGGCAGTGGTGATGTATGTCCCAGTATCTTTCCAAAAAAGATCTTGTTAAAGAGATAGTTAAATGCGGTAAAGATCCCGTTTATTTTATTGACAATTATTGCAAAATCTCACATCCAACTCGTGGACAAGTTCCATTCAAGACTTGGGATTTTCAAAAAGAACTATTACAAAAATTTAACGATTATCGCAACAACGTGATACTAAAATCAAGACAGATGGGTATCTCAACTGTGACAGCTGCTTATGTGTCGTGGATGATGTTGTTTCATCGTGATAAAAATATACTGGTTATTGCTACAAAATTTAGCACGGCAGCAAATCTTGTTAAAAAAGTAAAGGCAATGATGAAAAACCTTCCACCTTGGTTTGATCAACTTGCACAAATTGCAATCGACAATCGCTCTTCATTTGTTCTTAATAATGGTTCAGAAATCAAAGCTTCATCAACTTCAGCAGATGCTGGTCGTTCTGAAGCACTATCGCTTCTTGTAATCGACGAGGCAGCACACATTGATGGATTTGATAGTTTATGGACAGCTCTCCAACCTACAATGGCAGCTGGTGGTCGATGTATTGCTCTTTCTTCTCCAAACGGTGTTGGCAATTGGTTTCACAAAACTTTTATCGCTGCTGATGCAGGAGATAATGATTTTCATCCCACCACATTGCACTGGACCCTCCACCCTGAAAGAGATGATAAATGGTTTGAGGAGACAACAAGAAACCTTTCTCGTAGAAAAGTTGCACAAGAATACGAATGTAGCTTTAACGCTTCGGGTGAAACTGTAGTTCATCCTGATGATTTAGATAAATTAAATAAAATATTCTGTGAGCCAAAGCACCAAACAGGATTTGACAGAAACTTTTGGATTTGGAAAGAATACGATAAAGAAAAAAAATACTTTCTTGTAGGTGACACTGCACGTGGAGATGGGCAAGATTATTCTGTTTTTCATGTTTTTGAGTCTGAAACAATGGAACAGGTTGCAGAATATCGTGGTAAACCAACGTTGGATATTTACTCCAGAATTCTTTACGACGCTGGAATAGAATACGGCTCTTGCATGATCGTTTTAGAGAATAATAATATTGGTTTCTCTGTTTTAGAAAAACTGATAGAGCAAAAATATCCCAACATATATTATTCAACAAAAGGCAGTCATGAGTTTGTTGAGCATTATGAAGCAGACTACATATCAAATTCGGTAGCAGGATTTACAACCTCACAAAAAACCAGACCGTTGGTTATTGCAAAATTAGAAGAGTTTATAAGAAATGATATGATTGTATTAAACTCTGAACGTTCCTATAAGGAGCTTAAAACATTTGTTTGGAGAAATGGAAGACCAGAAGCTCAAAGGGGATATAATGATGACCTTGTAATGTCTCTTGCTATTGGTTGCTGGATTAGAAGCACAGTTATGCAAGAAAACTTACGAGATGTTAATTATAAAAAGACGTTCTTAAACTCTATGATTTTTACAAAAACTTCGTTAAATACGACAATTCCTGGTATGCAAGGCTACAAAAACCATGAAAAAACTGATAAAATCAAAGAAGCAAAAGATATTTATAAGAAATACGACTGGATAATAAAAGGATAAACAGAATGAGCGACCAAGGCAACAACCCCAAAAATAATGATTCCCCTCTTTTTAGAGCGTTAACAAAGTTTCTATCAGGACCAATCACAAGATACCAAAGACAAAATCCCCGACAACTTAAGCGGTGGCAACTTGACAAATACAAGTTTACTTCTCCAGCAGGCTTGAGTTTTAAGAAAACCGCCTATAGTCCTTTTGATAACGTTTATTCAAAATCGCTTGCAGGTATCTCAAGATCAGAAAGATATGTTGATTTTGATCAAATGGAATATACTCCAGAGATTGCTTCTGCACTTGACATCTATGCAGATGAGATGACTACTTCATCACAACTCCAGCAAATGCTTAATATTACTTGCCCTAATGAGGAAATTAAATCAATTATTCACACGCTTTTTTATAGTGTGTTAAACATTGAGTTTAATCTTTATGGCTGGGCAAGGACAATGTGTAAATATGGAGATTATTTTCTTTATTTAGATATCGATGAAGATATTGGTGTTAAGTCAATTATTGGTCTACCTCCACAAGAAATTGAAAGATTAGAAGGAGAAGACAAAACAAATCCAGATTATGTTCAGTTCCAATGGAATAGCGGTGGATTAACATTTGAAAATTGGCAAATTGCCCACTTTAGAATCCTTGGTAATGACAAGTTTGCTCCTTATGGAACATCTGTTTTAGAGCCTGCTCGTCGTATTTGGAGACAATTAACTCTATTGGAAGATGCGATGATGGCTTATCGTGTCGTTCGCTCGCCTGAAAGAAGAGTGTTCTACATCGATGTTGGTGGCATTCCAGAGTCAGATGTTGAGCAACATATGCAACGTATTGTAACTCAAATGAAGAGAAATCAAGTTATTGATGCAGACACCGGTCGAGTTGATTTGCGCTACAATCCAATGTCAACTGATGAAGATTATTTTATTCCTGTTCGTGGTGGACAAGCAGGTACAAGAATTGAGTCACTTCCAGGTGGAACTTATACCGGCGACATCGATGATGTAAAATATTTGCGTGATAAATTGTTTTCTGCTCTTAAGATCCCAGCCTCTTATCTTACACAAGGCGACGAAGGAACAGAAGACAAAACAACTCTTGCACAAAAAGACATTCGCTTTGCAAGAACCATTACAAGACTGCAAAGAAATATTATTTCAGAGTTGGAAAAAATCACCGTGATTCACCTTTACACCCTTGGTTTCCGTGGAAAAGATCTGCTTTCGTTTAAGTTGAGCCTGAATCAGCCATCGAAAATTGCAGAACTGCAAGAGCTTGAGCACTGGAGAACTAAATTCGATATTGCAACTGCTGCAACTGAAGGTTACTTTAGTCGTGCTTGGGTATCTAAAAATATCTTTGGTCTATCTGATGATGAAATTGTTCGCAATCAAAGAGAGATGTATTTTGATAGAAAACTTGACGCCTCGCTCGAAGCTGTTGCAACAGCCGCCACAGAAGATGCTGCCGGAGGTACGGGCGGAGATATGGGAGGAGACATGGGTGGTGATGATCTCGGTGGTGATGATCTTGGCGGGGATGATCTTGGTGCCGGTGATGAAGGTGCAACTGAAGAACCCGCAGAAGATGATTCTGTTCTCCTCTCTACCCCTGGAAATAGAAATCAGCCATATCTCACGCCAGGCGCAAAAGGCAAGAAATATACTCGTGTAAATTATGACGGTCGCAAGAATAAACGTCAACAAAACATGAATGGACAAATGGCTCGCGAGAAAGGAAAAAACACTCAAAGAAACGTCTTTCCAGGTCTCTCTGATCTCTCATCTTTAGCAAAAGGCATTTATGAGCAAAAACAAACTACTTATATGACAGAGGAGAACTCTATACTTAAAAATAACGAAGAGATTAACCAAATCATAGAAGTATTAAATAAGAAGGGTAACAATAATGACAAAGTTTAAACATAATAAGAAAAGAAATACCGCTTTTATTTACGAATGTCTTGTTGTTGAATTGACAAAAGCAGTTTTAGGTAACGACAAAAATTCACAATCAAATATTAAAAGCATTATTAAAGAGCACTTTAAGAAAGATAGCGCACTCTTAAACGACTTAAGAATCTATCAAGCAATCACAGAAACAAAAGATGTTGCTCAAGATACTGCGGCAAAGATATTAGAAGAAGCAAAAAAACAAAAATCTTCTATTGATTCTAAACAACTCTTTAATGAGCAAAACAAAGTTATTAACAAGATTAATAAATCTTTATCCACAAACTTTTTCTCCAACTTTATTCCCAACTATAAAGATTTAGCATCAGTATCTCAAATCTTTAACACTTCTGTTCCTATCAAATCAAGAGTTCTTTTGGAGCAAGAAGTCATTGGAGCAATGTCAAAGACAGAAGAAGAAAAACAAGAAATGCTCCCAGTTGATTCTTTGACTTACAAAATCTTTACTCAAAAATTTAATGAGCAATATTCTGACTCACTTCTTGAAGAGCAAAAGGTATTATTGGAAAAATATATTTCTTCGTTTAAGGATAATGGATTAGAACTAAAGATTCACCTTGACCAAGAAATCGGAAGACTAAAAGAAGAAGTTCAACAATGCTCTTCCAACAATGTTATTCAAGAAAACGAAATGCTAAAGCAAAAACTTTCACGAGTATCAGAAATCTTAAATGGGTTTGCCTCACAAGCCCCTGACGAAGAGATGCTGACCAAAGTTATTTCTATTCAATCATTAGTAAAAGAGATCCAAGAAGATGTCAATTAGAATAAGCATTGTAGATCCTAACGCTATTAAGATTGCTCTTGAGGCAAGAAAAACTCTTGATGGTAACATTATGATTATGGATCATCTTCACGTTGATATTATTATTGATCCTAAACAACGCACAATCATTACTTACCCAAAAGAAAATCTAAACGAAGATGCATATGAAACACAAAACGCCTTTTTCTCAAGACTATCAACTGATGGTGTTATCTTAAGAGATTCTATTCAAGCAGGGAATGTTTTTGGAAGTATGCAAGCGGTGTATCCAGAATCCGCTAACGAAGAAACAAATCCTTTGCACGTCGTCCTTCTTTCTACTAAAAACTTCATGAAAGAAGAGATGGAATATATGCAAATGGAAAAAGCTTACGATGACGAACTGGAAGAAGAATATCTCGATCCAACACCAGAAGACTCCACAGAACTCGGTGAAGTGCCAGAAGAGCCAAAGAAGGGGTCTATCACCCCATATTATGTTCGCAATTACTTAAGCGGATATTTCAGCTATTAATGGAACTTTTATACTTTATACTTTGTGCCTTTGGTATGACTCAAGTCTTGGTTTACGGATCTATTTTTAACTCAATTAGACCAAAATATCACTTCTTTCATTGCCCTATGTGTGTTGGCTTCTGGGTTGGTATATTTTTGTGGGCAATCAATAGCCATACAGAACTATTTATATTTGATTATTCGCCCGCTACGGCATTTTTGTTGGGGTGTTTAAGTTCAGGAACTTCATATGTACTCAATATGGTCTTTGGAGATTCCGGTATAAACATAAGGAGCCAAAATGGTTAACAGTATTTGGACATCAAAAAAACGAATGCTTCGTCCAGCAAGACGTTGTAAGGCAGGTTGCATACTCGTGCGGGTTGCGCCCGCATTAAAATAAGGAAGTTTAAATGAAAGTCTCTAAAGAAAAACTAAAACAAATCATTCAAGAAGAAATTATCAACGTTGTGAACGAACAAGTTCCCGAAGATGATCGTGTTGTGGAAGAACCACAAGAAAACATCAAAGAAGTTGAGGACACCACAGATGAGTAATAAATATTTGATTAGAGAGTATTATGAACTCTGTGCTGGGGGTGTTTGCCAAGATCTTCTAACAGAAGAAGAAAAAAGAGACATGAGAGAAAATGGGGCTGTTTATCTTTCTGGCGTCATGCAACGTTGCGATGAGAAAAACGGAAACGGGCGTGTATACCCAGGCAAAATTCTTCGTAGAGAAGTTCAAAATTATATGAACGTTGTAAAAGAAAATCGTGCCTGTGGAGAGTTGGATCATCCAGAAGATTCTGTCGTCAACTTAAAAAATGCATCTCACATGGTGACAGATTTGTGGTGGGACGGTAATGATCTTTATGGGAAAATCAAAGTCTTGTCAACACCAGCTGGTAAAATTTTGCAAGCACTTATCAACGATAAAGTTAAACTTGGAATTTCTTCTCGTGGACTGGGTTCAGTTTCTCAAGAACCTCAAGGCACAATGGTCGATGACGACTTTCAACTTATCTGTTTTGACATTGTATCAGAACCTTCAACACAAGGTGCTTTTATGATGATGAACGAAGCAAAAACAAAATCTTTCACAAAGAAAGACAAAATTAACAATCTTTTAAAGAATATTATAGGTGAGTAGTGAAAAAGAACGAACTAAAAACGATCTTAAAACCATTAATTAAAGAATGTATAAAGGAAGTAATCTTTGAAGACGGAACACTATCTGGGATTATCACAGAAGTAGCAAAGGGTCTTCAAGGAACTACTCAACGTTCTATGGTGCAGGAGTCCGCTCCACAAAAACAAACAACCCAATCATCACAGCCAAGTCAAGCGGTCATTGAAGCAAGAAAATCTCTTGAAGAAACCAGGCGACAGCTACAAGAATCAACAGGACTAAAGGGCATTTTTGAAAATACATCACCTCTTGCTTCTGGTGGTTCTCCAACCCCATCAGGTGGTGGAGGTCATGGGGCGTTAAGGGATATGGACCCAAGTGATCCTGGTGTTGATATTACGGGACTAATGAATGTTGCAGGAGGAGCTTGGAAGCAAATAAAATAGTTATGCAAGTTAAAAGAAGAAATAATGAATCGAGTGAAGCACTCATTAAAAGGTTCACAAGAAAAGTGAAAAAACTAAAAATTCTTGAAGAATATCGAGAAAGACAATATTACAAAAAACCATCCGAAATTGCTCGTGAAGAATATTTTCGTCGTTTAGCAGAGTTAGAAAAGCAAAAGCGAAAAGAGCAAAGAGAAAACAAGGATTAAAGACTATTTATAGGGAAGAGGAACTAAAATATGTCAGCATTTAAATATAGACCAGGTATCGGAGCAGTTGGATCTTATCAAGTTTCTGGCTTGCCATATATAACAGGATCAACATCTTTAGCAGCAGGTGCAGAAGATCAAGTACAATTCACAAGAGTTGCAAAAACTGTTTTAGTAATAAACGACAGCTCTGAAGATATCAGGGTTCATTTTAATGCGACAGGCTCTGGAAATGTTGTTGGTGGAAAACATTATGTAACACTAACTTCAAACAGAGATTCTATATCAATGGGTATTAGATGTAAAGAAATCTATATCAGTAACCCTGGAGCATCATCAGCCTCTTACACTGTTTTTGCAGAACTAACTGGCATCGAAACAAGAGAAATGAATGAGCTAACAGGTTCTGGCTTAACGGAGTAAGAAATGAGTATAACGTTTAAGCCTTCTTTTGGTGTTCTACCTCTTAACACTACCGCTTCTGGAGATATGCATATTTCCGGCAATCTTGTTGTTGATGGTGTTTTAACAGCAGCTGGCATTTCTGGTTCTGGTGAAGCAAACACAGCATCAAATGTTGGTGGCGGAACAGGTGTCTTTAAGGGAAAAACTGGCGTTGATTTAGAATTTAAATCTTTGGTTGGCTCTGGGATTACTATTAATTCTAAAACAAGTACAATCGAATTAACCGCATCTGGTGGTGGAAGCACAAACCCAGGCGGATCTGACACTCAAGTTCAGTTTAATCAAAATGGCTCTTTTGCTGGCGATTCTGGTTTTACATATGACGGAAGCGGTTCAGTATCTTTTGGTTCTGCGGCAAGCGACACTCATCAAGTTACAGGAACTCTTGCAATAAGCGGAACTCAACCAGCAACTTTCTATGGTCCAGAAGGGACAGGTGGAAGTGCAGCTATTATTGCCGCTCACACTTCTTCTATTGATGATTGGCAATCTCCTATATCTGGCGCATTAGTTGTTTCAGCTGATATTGGTCTTGGCGGAACGGGCAATAGAGGTGCGGCAGTTTTATATGTTCACTCGCAAGGAACTGAATCACGCCTTGGGTTTAAGAATAGCAGCACTCTTGTTAGTGGCGAGCAAAAAAATCAAGTCACGGCTGCGAATGCAGGTGGAGCTTATGTGGGTCTTACCAGTACCCAATTAGATGTTAGAAATGAAATAGGAGATGTTCTCATTCAAGCAGATGCATCTGGTGAAATTTTAGTATCTGGTGACGGAACAAGGATTGGTAATAATGCCAACGACTCCCACACAATCTCCGGCTCTTTAGCCATTTCAGGTTCACAAACAGGACTTTTACACGTTCGCGGTGACGTTACAGCTTCCAATAATATTTCAGCAAGCGCATTTTATGGTGATGGATCAAATCTGCAAAATGTCACAGGTGCTGCAACACCACCAGGCGGATCAAACACACAAATTCAGTTTAATGATGATGGAAGCTTTGCAGGGTCGTCTACATTTACTTTTGCTACTGGCTCTAATACATTAACAGTTACAAACTTAACAGCATCATCGGTAGAAATCAACGGAGGAACAATCGAAGGCAGTGATATTACTGTCGGTGCAGGAAAAACATTAGATGTGTCTAACGGTACTTTAACATTAGCACTAAATCAAATAAGCGGCGACAGTATTAACGGAGGAACAATCGATAGTATAACTATTGAAACACTCTCATCAACTTCTGTTACTGCTTCTTCAGCAGAAATTAGTGCAGGCACGATTGATGGAACAACCATTGGTGGAACTACGCCAGCTTCAGGAACATTCACAACTGTCTCTGCAAGCTTAATGCAAAACACATACTACTCCGCATCAATAAATAGTAATACAAGTGTTCCAACAAATCAATATAATTTTATCAACTATCAACTTGGAGCATCACTTGCACTAACTGCATCATCACCTGTTGCAGGTGCTTCTTACATTATCTTGTTGAGGCAAGATGCAACAGGTGGAAGAGTTGTTAGTTTCGACTCGGCAACATTTAAGTTCCCATCTGGCTCAAACACAACAAACAGCACAGGATCAAATGACGTTGATATTGTTACAGGTATATCAGATGGCTCTGTTATTTATGCAGCCTTGAGTAAGAAATTTGTATAGGGGTTAAAATGTTTCCAAATCCTTTTCCATTTACACTTTTCTCTTACGCCTCTGCTTCATCCGGACCCGACATCAGTAATCGAGGTGCCTATGTTGATGGATATCTTGGTAATTGGGCAATAAGCTTCGATTCCAGTGCTAGCCCAAAACAATATATAGATATAAATAACTATTCCGATATTCACTCTTTGCCAAGTGGGACTATTTCAATGTGGATAAATCCAAATGTTTCTGGCGAATCCTATCCCACTCTTGTTGCCGCAGCTGATAATGGTGTCAACGATACATATTTTGAGTTTTATATTGATCATACAGATAGCAAAGTTAAATATGTCCTTTACAATGGCGGCACAAACAACACAAGCATAAGAAACGATACTGCAATTACCGCAAATACTTGGAATCACGTTGTTTTGACTAGCGATGGCTCAACGGCAAAAATTTATTTAAATGGTGTAAACAATACCGTCGCCAATGCAGCAGGAAATGCTGGTGATTGGTTCGCCGATGGATCTTCATTAGATAACTTAACACTGGGAATCGTGGAATATAATGGAGGTCAGTTAATTGTTCCTTATAGTGGCTCAATGGATGAAGTTGCGATTTGGAATGTTGAACTTGATTCAGGTGCAGTAAGTGCCCTTTATAATAACGGAACTGGGTCCATAGCAACTAACGTAAGCTCTTCAAACCTTTTATTATACTACAACTTTGAAGGCGGTCCAGGAACTGCTGCATCTATTGATAGATCAGGTAATAATCATGCCGGTAACTTAACCAATATGGATGCTGGCGGTTGATAGAGCAAAAGCTGTATCCTAAACCAAATAGATTTATGGTATTTTACCAGTTTTACTCACTATTTATTGAAGATACAACTATTTTTTTTATTTAAGGAGTAAAAAATGTCTTCAACAATGTTAGAACAGGCAATCATCGATGCCAAATCACTTAAAGAGGCTGCGGTAAAAACAGCAGAAGAGGAACTACTAAAAAAATATTCCTCACAAATCAAAGAAGCAGTAGAGAATTTGCTGGAACAGGACGAAGATCCTTTGACCATTGGCGAGGACACTTCAACCGAAACAGAAGATGTTGTTGAAGAATTAGAGATGAAAGCATTTGACGGTGAAAGCAACTCTGACTTGGAAGAGGGTGAAATGGTAGAACTTGACCTCGACGCTCTTAAAGAAGAACTTGAAGAAAATTTGGAAGAGAAAAAAATAAAAAATCCTGGAAAATATATTGACGGACCTCGCGCAGATGCGGGGGTTGATAATGACGGCGACGGAGTACCAAATCGAGCCGACCCGAAGCCAAACGATGGAGCAGTTAAAAAAGAAGCAGTCGATGTAGAAGATCCTGAACAACCATTGGATGCAGATGAAATCGCCGAAGAAATCGAAATCACCGAAGAAAACATTGCAGCAGCAATTGAAGAAATTTTAAAAGTCGATTATGAGACACGCCCAAGAGGAGATCTTGGAACAACTCATCCTACGAAAGCACAACAGGAATATGCTGTTGATGCAACACTCGCTAAAAATGAATCTGACGATGACGAAGGGGATGTTTATAATCCTCCTCTTAATGTCAAAGAGTTGGAGGAAAACATCAAGAAACTACAAGAGGAACTTGATTCCGTTAATCTTGAAAAGAATAAGATCAACGAAGAATACAGGAACCTTAAGAAAGTTTCTATGAAAGCAGCAAACAAGTTAGAAGAATTAAATTTCTCTAACGCAAAACTATTATACCAAAATCGTATTCTGGAATCAGACTCCTTGAATGAGCGACAAAAGCAACGTCTTGTCGAAAAGGTTTCAAATGCGGAATCTATTAATGAAGCAAAGATTATTTTTGATACTTTGAACGAGGAATTGGAAGCAAGAAAAGATCGTGCTCCAAAGAATCTTTCCGAAGTCACAAGCAAAAATAGTCAACTTATTTTGAAATCAAACAAACCAGCAAAATCATCCGTGCAAGAACAAGTTTCTAATCGAATGAAAAAACTTGCTGGACTTATTTAAGGAGAAAAATCATGTCTATTATTGAAAAATTGACAGAAGGCGTCGTTCGTCGCGACGTTCAAAAAGAAGGTGCAGCTATCCTAGACAAATGGGAAAAAACTGGTCTTCTTGAAGGTATTGGCAGTGACCATACCCGCAGCAACATGGCTGCACTATTAGAAAATCAAGCAAAAGAGCTTCTTCGTGAAGCAAGCACAATGGCAGCAGGAGATGTCGAAGGTTTTGCAGCAGTTGCATTCCCTATCGTTCGCCGCGTATTTGGTGGTCTTATTGCAAATGAACTCGTTTCAGTTCAACCAATGAGCCTTCCATCCGGTCTTATCTTCTTCCTTGACTTTGTTATTGAGCCTGATTCTAACGCTGAATCGCTTAATCTCGATGGATATGCCGATAATGAATCTATATATGGTGGAGGAGTTGTTGCTTCTCAAATCACTGGTGGTGTTAGCCTTGATGGTGCAAATGCTGAAAAGAGCTTTTATGCACTTAACAATGGCTATGCTTCCCCTGTAACATCATCAGTTGTTATCACAGCTCCTGCAATTCTATTGGCTGGTCAAGTAGGAACAGGAAGTCATGAGCTTGATAAGGCAGTGCAATTTGATCCAGATCTTTCTGGCTCAATTGTCGCAGTTGCCGAAATTAATTTAAACGAATTAACAAATAACCAATTCAACACAAATGATTTTGTCACACTTACACTGCAAGACGGTGGAGATCAAATTATTTCTGGTCGTCAAGTTCGTAGACTAACTCGTTTGTCTGGAACTGTCGCACAAAACAAAGTTCTTGTTGTTCTTGAAGCAACAGGAACAAATACTGCTGGCGATCTGACTGCTTCTCTTGCAGCAGTTGACAATGCAGCATTTGTTATGACTGACGATTTCACAAATGGTGCTCTCGGTGGTGTTGTTGGAACAACCGCATGGGGTCTTGAGGACCAAACAGCAATTCCAGAAATCGACATCAAAGTTGATGCAGTTTCTGTAACAGCAATCACCAAAAAACTCAAGGCAAAATGGACACCAGAGCTTCAACAAGACATCAACGCATACCATAATCTGGATGCAGAAGTTGAGTTGACCTCTCTATTGTCTGAACAAATTGCTCTTGAAATTGACCAAGAAATTCTTGAGGACCTCGTTAAGGGTGCAACCGCAGGAACTTATTATTGGTCACGTAAACCAGGTAAATTTGTTAATAGAACAACTGGTAAATCAATCAATGGTAATCTTTTCCCAGACTTCACTGGTACAGTTTCTGAATGGTATGAGACTCTTCTTGAGACCATCAATGACGTTTCTGCACAAATTCACCGCAAAACATTGCGCGGTGGAGCTAACTTCATCGTAGTTAGCCCAGAAGTTGCAAACATCCTTGAGTTCACAAGTGGTTTCCGTGCTGATACAACTGCTGATGAAAACCGTGGTACTGCTGGCGCAGTTAAGGTTGGTCAGTTGAGCAAGAAACTTGACATCTATGTCGATCCTTACTTTGTTCGTAACGTAGTGTTGGTTGGTCGTAAAGGTAACTCTTTCCTTGAAAGCGGTTATGTTTATGCGCCATACGTTCCTCTACAAGTTACTCCAACCATTTTCGACCCAGAATCATTCGTTCCTCGTAAGGGCGTAATGACTCGCTATGCGAAGAAGATGGTAAGACCAGATATGTACGGTCTTGTAATCTGTGAGGATCTATTGGGTTAATAACCTTTTAGTTCATAGCAACTCTTAAGAAGCCTCACTTCTCCTCGCGGGAAGTGGGGTTTTCTTTTATCTTTTGCGCCAAAAACAACTATTTAACTCATAGGAGAAAGAAATATGACAGCGCCACCAACCTTAACACCTGTACAACAAACAAGCCCTTACGTATTACCAGCCACAGGAAATACAGCAAATGTGATATCGACTGCTGTTCCTTATGGTGTATATCTTGATTCAACAGAATTCTTATCAGGTGCAGCAGCACAAGTAGCATATACCTACAAAATGCTTGGTGGTGATGTATTAGATATTGAACTTACAGAACAAAATATCTATACAGCTTATGAGCTTGCAACTTTAGAATATTCTTATATTATTAATAATCACCAAGCAATCAATGTTCTTTCTGATTTTCTTGGTGCCACTACTGGAACTTTTGATCATAAAGGTGATTTAGAGGCTGGTGAGTTATCTTCAAGTTTGAGCGGAACACATGTTGCATTAAAATATCCATCTTTTACTTTTTCTTATGTTTCAAGAGTTTCAGATGGACTATCTCAAGAAGCAGCGATGGGAGACATTAGAGTTTATACAGCATCTGTTGACATGGTTGCAGGTCAGCAAGAATATGACTTACAAGCAACTGTTCAAAATTTATCACTTTCTGCTTCTATACCTTTTTCTGGAAGCGTAAATAATAGAAGAGTAGAAATAAGAAAAGTTTATTATAAGTCCAATGCTGCAATGTGGAGGTTTTATGGATATTATGGGGGATTAAATGTTGTGGGCAATCTCAACACTTATGGTCAATATTCAGACGATTCTACATTTGAGATTGTTCCAACGTGGCAAAATAAATCACAAGCGATGGCATATGAGGATAGTATATACACAAGGGCATCTCATTACTCATATGAATTAAGAGACAATTATTTAAAGCTTTATCCGCCACCTAATTCTCCATTTGGATTTATAAACCCAAAAAGGATTTGGTTTGAATTTACAATCCCACAAGATCCATGGAGTTCAGATGATACAAGAAAAGATGGAAAAGATGGAATCAACAATTACAACACTCTTCCATTTGCAAATATACCTTATGCAAACATTAACAGCATGGGCAAACAATGGATAAGAAACTATGCTTTGGCGATTGCTAAAGGAATGCTCGCGCAAGTTCGAGGTAAGTTTGGAGCAATACCTTTACCAGGAGATGCTGTAACATTAAATGCGGCAGAACTTGCAACACAATCACAAGCTGAAAAAGATGCACTTAAAACAGAACTTAAAGAACTGCTAGATAGGCTCACATACGAAGCAATGGTTGCTCAAGATGCTAAAATGACAGAGGACGCAAAAACACTGCAAACAAATGTTCCTATGAAGATTTTTGTAGGATAAGGAGGATTTTTAAATGTCGGACGACAACAAATGGGATAGACCAAATAATCCTCCACCACCTCTTTTTTTCAATAAAAAAGAAAGAGATTTGGTAAAGCAGGTCAATGATGAGCTTATAGAGAGAGTGATTGGTCAAACAATTGCTTATTATCCTGTAAGTCGAGAACACACAAACTATCACCCCCTTTATGGAGAAGCAATAGAAAAAAACTTTCTACCTCCGGTTAGAGTTTATGTTCTTATTGATTGGAACGGTAATGAGACAACTACAACAGGTTACGGTCTGGATAGAATTTATGAATTAACGTGCCATTTCCACAAAAGGCGCTTGACAGAAGATCAAGATGTGTTTGTTCGTGAAGGTGATTTTATTCTGTATAATCAGGAATATTACGAGATCATAACTCTTAATGAACCAAAGCAGTTATTTGGGCAAAACCAAAATCAATTAGAAATATCTGCAAGATGTGCAAAAGCAAGACAAGGATTATTTGACGGTAAATAAGTATGAAAGATATTAGTAATGTAAGTGGAACAATAAAACAAATCATATCATTTGAGCCGTCAACACTGGAAACAATCGATTATTCAATTTATGATTTTGTCGATAAAGAACTTAATATTTTTTGCACTACTAACAAAGGCTTCAATAAAGTGCCTGTTATTTGGCAAGCTTCAGAAAGAGCGTTCCAGATAAAAGACGATAAAGATTTAAGAGACGATAATGGAACTTTAATTTTTCCTATGATATCAATAGCAAGAACTGGCTTTGAAAAGTCATTAACAGATAAAGGAGTTTTTTATGGGAACGTTTATCCCGTTAATGACGCTAAAGGTGGCTCAATAACAGTAGCAAGAAAAGTTGGTCAAAACAAGACAGGGAATTTTTTAAATGCTGATGCTTACAGAAAAAAGAATAAAATTGTCGGCAACAAAGGAAATCCCGGCTCTCAACAAATTAACTTTCCAAGCAGAAAAAAAACAAATGAAAAAAAGATTGTTTATGAAACATTAACAATGCCTGCTCCTTCATACGTTTCTGTAGACTATGCAATTACAATAAGATCGGAATATCAACAGCAAATAAATGAAATTGTACAACCGTTCGTTACAATAACAAACGGAATCAATTATCTTGTTTTTAAAAGAGATGGGCATTCTTATGAAGCCTTTGTGCAATCTGATTTTTCCTCTAATAACGACATAACAGAATTGGGAGCAGAAACCAGAGTTTATGAAACTGAAATATCAGTTCGTGTTCTCGGTTATCTAATTGGTGGCGATAAAAATGAGAAAAGACCAAACGTGGTTGTCAGAGAAAATGCAGTTGAAATAAGAACAGCCCGAGAGAGAGTAGTGGTTGGTGATGAACCAGATTGGAGTAATGGCAAGTTTAGACCTTAAATGTTTAGTCTTTTCGCTTATAAACACACTATTTATAAAAGATTATTAAAGCGCAATAAGGAGATTTAATCACATGGCATCCAAAAAATATCGTTTCGTTTCACCTGGAGTTCAATTAAGAGAACTTGATAGATCACAACTACCAGATGAACCAGAAGCAATCGGACCAGTTATCGTTGGGAGAGCACAAAGAGGTCCTGCTCTTCAACCAGTAAAAGTTGAGAACTTTACAGAATTTGCTCAAATATTCGGAACCCCACAACCTGGTGGTAGAGTAAGTGATGTTTGGCGTGATGGAAATGAAGACTTATCTCCACAGTATGGCGCTTATGCTGCACAAGCATGGTTAGCAAATAGCACTCCTTTAACCTTTATTCGTCTTCTTGGTCGCTCTCATATTGATAACGACGGCACTGATGCAGCATTGGCTGGCTGGAAAATTGGTGCTGGCGGAACAACAGATACAGGTGGTGCATTCGGTCTTTTCCTTATTGATTCTGGATCAAGCGCAACAGATAATGTAACTGGAACTCTTGCTGCTGTTTGGTATACAAGAAGTGACTATCACATGTCATTAAGTGGAACTGCGGCAGATGGAACTGCAAACAGCGTCGGTACTGCTATTATGATTAGGAACGATGCGGCATCAGCAAATGGCGGTCAGTGGGTCGTTGCACTTTCAAATTCAGCAGGCGGCGAAAATGAAAAATACGAATTTAACTTTAACCCAACAAGTGATAAATTCATTAGAAAAGTTTTCAATACAAACCCAACAAAACTAAATTCAAGTCTTTATTCAACAGATGACCAAGAAAATTATATTCTTGGAGAAACTTACGAATCAGTTGTTCAGTCAACTATTACGAGCGGGTCATCCACAGGTACAGTTTACGGTGTGATTCTTGGTCTGCATGGTGATGCTAATCAATTCAATTGTGATTATAATCAAAACCAACTCGACTCAAATCCTGCATCAACAGGGTGGGTTGTAGCGCAAGATACAGGACCTTATGGCTCATTTAATCCAACAAGTCTTAAAAAACTATTCAAAGTTATTGCTCTTGAGCACGGTGCTTTTCCAAATGGAAACATTAAAATTTCTATTGAAGACGTAAGATACTCTGACGATCCAGCTGACCAATATGGAACATTCAGCTTGGTTGTAAGAAGTGCAAAAGATAAAGATGTTGCACCAGTTGTTTTAGAAAGTTTCTCAAATCTAAACTTAAGTCCAGATTCTCCAAATTATGTTGCTGCCAGAATTGGTAATCAATATGCTAGATGGTCTGATACTGATCGTCGTTGGAGATATTTTGGAGAGTATGAAAATAGTTCAAAATACATTTATATCGAAGAAGCTCCAGGGCTTGGAGATGACCCAACACTTGTTCCGTTTGGTTACCAAGGTCCAATTAGACCAGTTGGTTTTAAGGCTATTTCTGGTTCAACAGCTGCCAGAGGTGAACTTCTTTCTGCAACAGATGCAAGTACAGGGAACCCATCTTCACTGGCGTTAGGGTCTAGTTCTCTTGACGGCTCTCAAAGTGGGCTTAACTTTATCGGAGGTATGCCATCAACACTAACGGCATCCTTTACATACCCTGCAACTAAATTAAGGGCAAACACAAAGACAGGAAATCTTTCAGAGCCAACCGATGCTTACTTTGGTGTCGAAACTGTTAATTCAAATCAAAGATTTGATGAAACATATGTCGATCTTGTGAGAGGTCTTCCAGATGCAGTTGGTCACACAGAGTTTGGTCCAACCACAACCGCAAGTGGAAGCACGACAGAATTTTCATATATCTTTACACTCGATAACGTAAGTCGCTTTACAGCGTCTACAGGTGGAACTATAGATGATTATGAAGCTTATTATGTTTCCGGCTCACGTGCAAGCGGTGTATCAATTAGTGCAAGCGGCTCAAGTGGTTACAAGAGCACAATTGACGCAGGCTTTAATCAGTTCACAATACCAATGCATGGTGGTTTTGATGGTATTGATATTACACAAGCAGAACCTTTTAATGATAATTCAATTGGCTCTTCACC